CCGAAACAGAAAAGATTAATTAATAGAAAAAATGATTTAAAGAAGTATTGCAACAAGCAAGGAGGCTTTGTTCATATGTTTTATGTAAATAGTAAACTGTTATTTTATAATTTAAATATAGATAGACCTAATATAGCCAGATTGATTTATTTAGCTACTTATTTAGACTATAATGACAGACAAGCAAATTTACTTATAAAATATGGAAAAAGCAAAGTTATTCATGCTATGACTAGAGAAGAAATGAGAAAACTACTAAAACTAAGTGTAACGGTATTTGATTTATTCTTGGCCCAAATGAAAGAAAATAATATTATTTATGAGGTTAATAATAAATTTTATATAGATCCGAAATATTTTAGTAAAGGTAAACGTGATAATGACAAATCTTTTACAAGAGTTTTTATTTCAACAACTAGACACATTTATGAGAATTGCACACCTAGACAACATAAAACACTTAGTTATATATATCAACTTATTCCGTTTATGAATTTTGAACTTAATATATTATGTAGAAATCCATTAGAAAGTGATTTTACAAGGCTTAAAAAACTAAATTCAGAAGAAATTTGCAAATTATTAGGAATTTCAACTAGTAAGCAAAGTGTTTATAAATTTAGAGAAAGTTTAAAAAAATTCTATATAAAAATAGATGGGCGAAAATACTATCTTATTTCTTATGTGAAGGTTGCTAATGGATACGGAATAAAAGACTATTATGTAATTAACCCAGCTGTAATATGGGGAGGGAATAGCCTAGAAGAGAATAGAAAAACTCTTTCATGGCTTTTTTTTAATGCTTAAAATTAGGCCTTTAAAATAAAAAAGTAAACTTTTTACGTGGAAAAAACGGCAAAAAGTAAACTTTTTACGAGAAGGACAAATTAAGTAATATCAACATTTAGAACCTATTTTTAGAGTTTGTTAGTTATATATTATATACAGAACAGAATTTCTCTTAATTGCCTACGGCATAAACCTCTATAAATGTTGCAAATTCAATATGTTTAGCTTATAGAAGGGGATAATATGAAAATAAAAAATGAAGATTACGAAATTATATGCGATACAAGGGAACAAGATACATTAATCCAAGATACTCTTATAAAAAATGGAATACAGGCCACTAGAGAAAAATTAAATACTGGAGATTATGCTATTAGATATCAAAAAGAATATATACCTAATATTTTAATAGAAAGAAAAGCAGGATTAGATGAATTGCTAGGAAACTTAATGGATCCAGTAAAAGACGAAAATAAAGATAACCGTTTTATAAGGGAACTAAAAAGAGCAAAAGAAGCAGGAGTTAAATTATTCTTGCTTATACAAGACAAGGATTATTATATCAAACTTTTAAAAGGTGAATATATAAGCCATGTTCATCCTAACGCTAGCGCGGCTATGGTAATTTCATTAATGGCCAAATTCGATAATCTTCATATTATTGCATGTGATAGAAAAGAATCACCTTCAATGGTCCATAAAATTTTATATTATCACTTAAGAGAAGAAATAAAAAGGAAGGAGGGATAATTGATGCCACGAGAAAAAGATTCTAAGTTAACAGAAGACCAATTAATAGCAGCAGAATTATTAGTATATGGCGCAACTAATAGAGAAGTAGCTGACCAATTAGATGTTTGTGAAAAAACTATAATGCGCTGGAAAAAAAGACCTGAATTTATGGAAGAACTTGATAGACAATATGAAGTTGCTAAAAATAAAGTTGACAATCGTATAATGAAATTCTCTAATCAACTTTTACAAAATATTCTCGACCTATCAAGGTCAGCTAAGAGCGAGAAGGTTAGACTAGATGCAAGCATATACTTACTTAATAGATTGGCTGGTGCTCCAATTTCTAAAGTGGAAACTAAAACAGTTATTACTCCTGAAACTGAAAAAGAAAATAATAATGAACCTTCTTGGGATGACTTTAATGATTCAGATGTTATAGAAGGGAATGTAATAGATATAAAAGATAGTGAAATATCGTAGGGGATTATATGTGGGCGCTTATCGCGGTCCGTATTTAAGAGGTGTCGCTGTTGAAAATACGTTGAAATAGTCGGCTTGATAGTATTAAGCTATAACAACTATTAAGAGAAGGAATATATTGCCAATAGAATAAGGACAAATAAGACAAAGTATAACATCTTAGGAGGGCGCACAGAGGGTATAAGACAAGAGACAAGGCATAACACTATACAAGAGAACAAAACAAATACGATATATATTTGTTTAGGATATACTTTAAAAAAACAAATAAAATCACTTGTAACTTTGTTTGTTTGAAATTAAATACAATGTTTATAAACAAGTGTTTGCACAAGTTGACTTTAAACAAACATTATCGTATACTTATATTATCAAAGGAGGGACCGAGGGGGTACCTTCTAAAAATTTTTATTTTTTTTACGTGCGCCAAGCGCCATAAAAATGCGGTATAATTTTTCAAAACTTGAAAGGAGTATAAGTATATGATAATAGGATATGTAAGAGTAAGTACAGTGGAACAACACGAAGATAGACAATTAGTTACAATGGAGAAATACAAAGTAGAAAAAATATTTCAAGAAAAAGTAAGTGCTAAAGATACAAATAGACCAGAGTTACAAGCAATGTTAGAATTTGCTAGAGAAGGGGACACAATAATAGTACATGATTTTTCAAGACTTGCTAGAAGCACAAAAGATTTATTAGATCTAGTAGAAAACTTAAATTCTAGAGGGATTAATCTTGTTAGTAGTAAAGAAAATATAGATTCATCTACACCACAAGGAAAATTAATGTTAACTATGTTAGGTGCTATATATGAATTTGAAAGAACTAACACACTAGAAAGACAAAGAGAAGGTATAGCTATAGCTAAAGAAAAAGGTGCTTATAAGGGTAGAAAAAAAATAGACTTTCCAAGTAATTGGAGTGAAGTTTATCTTAAATGGAAAAATAGAGAACTTACTGGAGCAAAAGCTATGGAATTGTTAGGATTAAAAAGAAATACTTTCTATAAACTTGTAAAAGAATATGAAAATAAACAAAGAGAATCATATGAAAAAGTAATATAATATTTTAAAGATAATTATAGGGGGTTTCAAATATGAAATATGGATATGCAAGAGTTAACACTTATTCACAAAAGAAAGATAGTAATTCACTAGAAGGTCAAAAGAAATTATTATTGAATGAAGGTTGTACAGAAATATTTTTAGATGTTTGTAGTGGATTAAAAACAGATAGACCAGAATTTAATAAGTTATTAGACTTCTTAAAAGAAGGTGACACTTTAGTAGTAACAAAACCAGATAGATTTTCAAGAAGTGCATCAAACGGGATTAAGCTAATAGATTCACTATTAGAAAAAGGTGTTAAGGTCCATATTCTTAATATAGGCCTTATGGATACAACTCCAACAGGTAAACTTATAAGAAATATATTCCTAAGTTTTGCTGAATTTGAAAGAGACATGATAGTTGAAAGAACAAAAGAAGGCAAGGCAATAGCTAGACAAAGAGAAGATTTTACGGAAGGTAGACCGCAAAAGTATTCAAACAAACAAATTAAGCATGCCATTGATCTAAAGCAAAGTGGCATGAGTTATAAGCAAGTTACAGAAGTAACAGGAATAAGCAAAGCTACACTAATTAGAAGAATGAAAGAATATCAATAAGAAAATAAATAATAATACATTTTAAAAGTCAGAGAAATCTGGCTTTTTTTATTAGGAATATGTTCCGATTGAAAAAATATTGTTGGGAGATTAGAATATAATTATCAGTTAAATATTGGGTGTTCGTTCAAAGGTAGGACACAGGATTTTGATTCCTGGAATAATAGTTCGAATCTATTACGCCCAGCCATGTATGTGTTTTAAAAAATAAATCTAAATCTATTTTAGGTAGCTTAGTATCTTTAGGATAGCATTGTGTGAGCAGTGTAAAGGCATGCTGACTACATGCCGCTAGTTAAACTAGTCCATCTAAGCAGAACTGAATGTCCAACGTCTTCATGAATTGATAGTAGTGGAGATAACTACGTAACCCAAGAGGGACAGTCTTCGAAAAGGCGAACCGTATATCGAAGATTTTCAGGTGGCACTGAATAATTTACCTCACGCCAAATTGGTCATGTAGCGAGACATAATCAGGAGGTTATATAGTCCGATGCTGATAACAAAGGGCGCTAACCATTGTTAATAGTGAAACAGTGAAAGGGCTGGAGTATGTATTAACAACGTGGAGTAAGAATTCAATGAAACACACTGATGTTGTGAAGTATTTCGTATCTCAAAAGGAAACGAATCTTCAGGAACAGCACAACGTCTGTCAAATTTAATTCAGATTTATACAGGCATAGAGAATATTAATTTTGGATGATAAATTGTCTATGATAATAAAACAATAAAAGGAAAAGTCTGTTCCCTTACAATATGAAAGTGGCTTAATACTAGAATATACCTTACATGTATATAATCTAGTGCATGATACCTCCCAAGGGTAAAGTGTTTGATATGAAGTTGCATGGTGGTTTTGCTAACCTTTATTGCTCGCAAGGCAGACAGAATATGAAGTATTGAGTAGTATTGTAAAAGAGTGCCTCGTGTTAGGGTTTTGTGGCACTATAAAAATACAACCAGTCATGAACAATACGTATTAGGTGCGTGGATAAGCAGAGAATAAATAATGCTGCGAAAGGTGTCTACAGAAGGCTTTAATCTCGAGCCTTCTAAATAAATATTGGCTTATAGCTCAACGGATAGAGCACATGGCTACGGACCATGGTTTGTTGTGAGTTCGAATCTCACTAAGCCAGCCATTAATTTAAAGGGAGAATGTCTATGAAATTATATGAATTAGCTTATTTAAATGTTGAAAAAGATAAAAACTCTAGAAATTTTGGGGTTATGAATAAATTTATCAATGGAAAAACATCTCACAATATCGTTAAAAAGAGTAAACAAGAAAAAGAAGAAGTTATTTGTTACCTAAATGGTAGAGCAATGACTAAAAGCAAACTAGAAAAGACTTTTCCTAAGAAGAAAAATAAATCAAAGAAGAAAAAATATGTTAAAAAGAAAAATACAAAAGAGTAGTTATTAATTAGCTGCTCTTTTTTTATGTAAATAAATTCAGAAGGGAGTGATTAGATGATTTATTTTGATGATATAGAGTTTGCTGATGATAATAAATACTCTATATACTTGATTGATAAGTATTTAAAGAAATATTTTCCTAAAAATCAAAATAATATCAGAAAAAAATATCTTCCTAATGAAGTTGCAAAGGTGATTGGAGAAAAGGATATAACTTTTTTTAGTTTATATTTTCTTAGAACAACTTTCGTACCAAGTGATGACAACAGTGCAAGGGAATTATGCGAAGAACATTATAAAATATGGAGAGTTCTTTCAGAGGCTTTTGTACAGGATTTATACGATAAACTTAATATAGTAGAACCTAGAGGACTTGCTAAGTCAACTATATGCGATAAAACACTTGCAATATGGTTACATTGCTATAAAAAATCAAAGTTTACTCTATTAGGTGCTAAAACTGCAGATGATGCCGAGCAATTCTTGAATTCTATAAAAAAAGAATTCCTGGAAAATGAGCTTATAAAAGATGTATTTGGAAACTTAATAGATTTAAAAGGTAAAAAGCCTAATTCGAAAGATTATTACAAGGTTAATTCAGGCGAAATTGAGTTTACCAATGATACATATATAAGAGCAGTAGGCTCAACTACTTCCGTCCGTGGTGCTAACTGGGGAGGTGTAAGACCCACGGTAGTTATTGCCGATGACTATCAATCCGAAGTTGATGTTATAACTGAAGATGCTAGAGAAAAGAAATGGAATAGATGGTGTAAAGAAGTAGAGGAAGTTGGAGATACTGCAGTATTTAGAAAAGGTAAAAAAGTTAAAGCAGCAACTAAGTTTGTAAGTATAGGAACAGTTTTACACATTGATTGCTTAATAAGTAAACTTAGCAGAAATAGAGATTATCATACTATTATTAATAGGGCTGTTTTATTAGAAGATGGCCAAACAATAGATGATATATTTGAAAGTGATTTATGGCTTGAATGTAAGAAAATTTATTTTGATGATAAAATAGAAGATCCTCAAATACAGGCTAGAAAATTTTATGAAAAACATATAGATGAAATGAAATATCCATTACTATGGGAAGAAAAATGGGATTTCTTTAGTGATATAGCAGTTAAATATTGGACTAATAGAAAATCATTTATGTCAGAAAAAATGAATGATGCTAGCACGCTAGGAGTTAGATGGTTCAAAGCTATAAGAACTCAAGCAGAAGAAGAAATTGAGGACCATACATTCTTAAAAACTATGTTATGTGTGGACCCTGCTGGTGAACAATCAAGAAGATCTGACTTCTTTGCAATGGCTGTAGGTTCATTAGGAGAAAATGATTTTAAATATATAAGAAAAATGATATTAGCTAAAATGAGTTATAAACAGTATTGTCAAACAGTCATAGACCTTTTAAAAGAATATACAGATATAACTCATCTATATATAGAAAAAAATACATATTTAGGGGCCGATGTTACCACTATTACAGAAATGATTGACAAAGATTATGAATTAAAACGTAGAAATATTATTATTCTTAATGAAATGTCTAGAAAAAATAAAGATGAACGTATTTCAACGATAATAGAAGAGGTAAACAATGGCCAATTAGTTTTTAATAACAATAATAAAGATTTTACACAACAAATATTAGACTTTCAAGGCACAGCTTATAGTCCTCATGATGATGCTCCAGATATAATAGCTGAGTTATCTAGAAGGTTAATTGAAATAGAAGTAAAAAATATAATAAGAATTATGGATAGGCGAAAACTAGGTGTTTAATATGAAAAAATATAAACCTATTGATGAGGTTTTAAAAGTTTATGATGTTCCTAAAGAGTTATGGGAATCTGAAAGTTTAATGAAAGAAAAACCGAACTGGAATAAGACAAATTATACCGAGTCGGAAAAAATATACCAAAATAAAGAATTTATTATATTGAAAGTTAAAAGCAATAAAAAGATTGGATTTATTGTATATAATACGAAAAAAGAGTGGGAAAATGGACACTCTCATTTAAATTCTAGAACTATTGCAGAAATAGTAATAAAAAATGTAATTTACAAAAGAAAACCTAAAACAAATAACTTGTATGTGCTTAAAAGTCATGCAAGAGTTTCAAATGATGAAAAATATATCAAATTTATTGAAGAATTAATAGAAGTTAAAAAAAGTAAGAGTAAAAATAAATATGTAAATAGGAAAGGAGGGAGGAAATGAGTAGTCTTAATAGTTTAGTCTTTAATCTAGCCAAGATAGGTAATGTGTTTAATAATTTAGACATACCTGAAAATTTAGATCTTGTAAGGTGTTCATACATGGATTATATTTCGAAAGTAATGGAATATGACCGAATATATGAATATTATTGTGGTGAAAGTAAAGCTTTAAGAGAATATAAAATGATAACCTCCAGATCTAACTTAAAAATTAATACTAATTTCATAAAGAAATTCGTTAAAGAAGAAACTAGCTATACCGTAGGAAATCCAGTAACTTATGAAAGTACTTCTGATGAAGAAATGCAACTTATTGAAAAAATGAAAGACATTTTTTATGATTGGGATGAAAACCACGATGCACATTTAATGAATTATTTAAATTTATTTACAAGAATATATGAATTATATTACATAGATGCAGACGGTAATTTCTCAGCTAAAATTATAAAACCAACTGAAGGGTATGCTTATAGAGATTATAATGGAGAAACTTTATTCTTTGTTCATTTCTTTGATGCTGAATTTGAAGAAGATGTAGAAGTAAATGGCAAAATAATATCTGCAAGGCCTAAATATATTGATGTATATACAAAAGATTTTATATATCATTTTAATGACAATTTCGAAAAAATAAGAAGTAAAGACAATAACAAATTTAAACGAGTACCTGTTTCTGTAGGTGTTATAAGTACAGAAGATTATAAAGATAGCTTAGCAAGAGATATTGCTGGATTACAAGATGCATTAGAAACAAATCTCTCAGATATGGGTAATGAAATTTCTGATTTTAGAAATGCTTATATGGTTCTAGAAAATTGTCAATTTGAAAAGGATGAAGATTTAGAAGAAATGAAAGCAAAAGGGATTTTAGAAGTTGGAAAAGATGGTAAAGTTGAATGGTTAATTAAAGATATAAATGATACTTTTGTACAAAATACAATTGATAGATACATAGATTTAATTTATCAAATTGGCTGTCACATAAATCACAATGAAAAACTACAATCTAATCTAAGTGGTATAACTCTTAGAAGTAGATTGATCTCTCTTGAAAATAAATGTACAACATTGATAAAATCTCATAAAAATATACTTAAAAATAGAATTAGATTTATATGTGAGTATTTAAGCATGAAGAAAGAAGGAGATTTTAATTATAAAAGAATTAAGATTATTTACACTCCAAATATACCACAAGATAATCTTTCTACTGCTCAAATGCTTAGTCAAGTTCCAGATGGAGTAATCTCTAATCAAACAGCAAGAACTTTATTTGGATTTATAACCAATCCACATCAAGAAGGGGAACAAGTCAAAAAAGAAATGGAAGAAAATCAGCAATTTGAAGATGAAAGTTTAGGTGAATTGTATGGCGATAAACACCAACACACAGAAGCAAACATCGAAGAATAGAAGTGCTGAAGAAACTAAAAGTTTCATGGAAAAAGCATATAATCAGGCCGAACAGGAACTTGAAAAATATCTTAAAAAGATGGATAAAACAGATAAGCAGATTAGAGAGTTGATGGAAACTGCTAATTTTGCTTACCAAATAGAAAAGACATCAAAAGATTACAAAAGCGCTGAAAGATTTCTTGTTATAGCAGTTCTATCAATGCTTAATAACGAAGATGAATGGCTTGAAGATTTAATAGATAACTTCTTTGATGAAATGTTTGAAGAAATTGTAGAGTATTTTGGATATTTTGTAGACAATGAAGAAAAACAGAAAATATTAAATAGAAAATACGAAGGTAAAACGTATAAGCAAAGAATAAAAATCAATATGGCTAAAATAAATAATCGAACTAAAAAAAGATTGAAAATAGCTTATAACAAGAAGAATTTATATAATATTGCATCATGGCTAACACAAAGACAAAAGATGAGTAGAAAAAGAGCAAGAGGAATATTGATATCTGAGCTTAGTAGAATAGCAAATGATATTTTTATTTATTGTAATAAAGATAAAAAATTTATGTATTGTTCAGTTTTAGAAGAAAGAACATGCAGTGATTGTGAAAGTATGCATGGTACTATTTTAACCGCTGAAGAAGCTTATGATTTAATACCGCAACATAATTTCTGTAAATGTTACTTTGTAGTTATAAGATAATAGGAGGGAAATATGAACGAACAACAATTTTTAGATTGGTGCAAAGAGGAAGTTGTAAAATATACTAATAATCACTTAGATAAATCAGACAACAAGCAAATAACAAAAGATGATGTATTTATGGTTTGGTGCTGTAAAGTCTTACAAAATAATAAAGCATTATTAAGTACAACTTTATTTGACGGAATGTATTACGAATGCACATATAACGGAGATAAAAAAGAAATGTATGTAGATGCTTATAAGAAATGGGAGAATTATAAAGTTGAGCAAAAATGAGTATAAAATAACGATGCTAGATATTATTTTAGAATTATTTTCGGTTTTAGGACTTTATTATTTTGTGCTAATTGCATTTGCATTTATAATGACTAGCTTAGGATTTTTAAGATTATCCGAAATAGCTAGCACTATAGCATTGATAGTTGCGCTTGTTCTATCAATTATAATTATTAAATTTTTATCATCAAAAAGAAATAAGTTTTTACAAGAAAATAAGGAGAGATAAAATGTTACCAGCATATTGGAATAGAGAAAGTTTTAGCGATTATGTCAGAAGAATTCAAGGAACAAGTAAAAAAACTAAATGGAAAAGAAATAGAAGATAGGAGAACAAAATGAGTGATTCTCAAAATAATACAAATCCTTTACATAAAGTTAGTATTAAAGATACAAAAGAAAAATTTGAGTTAAAATTAGATGATTTTGAAATAAAAGGTATTACTGATTATAAAATAACAGGTACTACAAATGATTTTACAAGGCTTGAACTTGAATTAATTGTATCTGAAATAAATACATAATTTTAACAAAAATGTTTACATAATTCGACCTTCTAAAATCAATTTTAAGGTACTTACAAAAATTTCCTTGATAGTTTGTACATTTAGAAAGGGGTGGAAAAATGAAAAAATTATCAGATAGAATCTTAGTAAGGTTGGGTTTTATTACAAGCCCCAAAATACTATTTGATTTAGCAACACTTGAAGAAAATTCATCTTATTACAAGAAATATTATAAGAAATATAAGAAAAGGCACGAATGGCTGTAAAGCCTTATTTTTATGCTCCGAAAAGAGGGTAAACTAAAAAATGTCACTGGTTCATTTATGAGTTAGTGGGATAGGAGATTTAAATATGAAAAAAAATGAATTATTAAAACTTGTAGAAAAGTTTGACGATGAAGATAACATAAACGAAGTATTGTTAGGGACTGATGTTGAAAAGCAAATTAAAGCAAGTGCACTAACTTTAGAAAACTTTAAAACATTAGCAGATAGTAATACTGATTTTATAGCTTATCTTGATAGTTTAAAAGATACACATGTAAATACCGTTATAAAAACAATGAAAGAAAAAGGAACTTGGGAAAAACAATTCAGAGATGTAATTGAAGAAAAATATCCTGATTTGTATAAAGTAGAAGATCCTGTTATTGCTGCTTTACAAGAAAAAGTTGCTCAAATGGAAAGAGAGAAACAAGAAGCAGATAAGAAAGTTGCTCGTCAAGAAAAGATTAATGAAGCTATTAAAAGAAGAAAAGAAAATCAAAAGAATGCAGATATTCTTGAATTATTAACTGCAGATTCATTGGAAGATAGATTATCTGATGACAATTTGACTAAATTCGATACTCTAATAGAAAACATAATTAAAAAAGACAGAGAAACTTATATGAAACAAGGTAATTATCCTCCTGGTGCTGGAAAAGGTGAAGGTACTGGAGGAAGTGGAGAAAAACCACTTACCTTACAAGAAGCTATGCAAATAGCAAATGAAAATCCTGATGTAAATATAGATAGTTTAATGTCTAGAGTTCAAACATCAGCTAATAAAGAATAAGAAGGGAGGGCAATTATATGCCTGGTATATTTGATAAAAAAATATTTAATACAGAAGTATTTAATAAATACACTGAAAGAGTGCCTAACTTAAGAAAAAATGAATTATTAAAATCAAGAGCTTTAGTAGCTAGAAATGATTTAAAAGCTGCAATGACAGACCAAGTAGGTGGAAACTATGTTGTAACTCCACTTAAAGGTTTAATAAGTGGTTCTACTCCTTTAAATTATGATGGTAAAACTGATATAACATCCCAAAACACAGAAACTTATATGCACTCAAGAGTTGTTGTAGGTAGATCTCAAGCATGGACAGAAAGAGATTTCTCTTATGATATAACTGGCGGTGAAGATTTTATGGAAAATATAGCCGCACAAGTTGTTGATTACTGGGATGAAGTAGACCAAGATACAATTTTATCAATATTAAAAGGTATCTTCTCTATGACTGGTACTGGAAATAAACCTTTTGTTGATAATCATACTGCCGATATAACTAAAGAGTTAGAAGCAAATACAATGGGCGTAACTACTTTAAATACTGCTATGCAAAGAGCATTAGGAGATAATAAATCTAAATTTTCTTTAGCTATAATGCATTCAGCTGTAGCAACTAATTTAGAAAACTTAAACTTACTAAATTATTTAAAATACACTGATAAAAACGGTGTTCAAAGAGATTTAGGATTAGCAACATTAAATGGTAGATTAGTGGTGATTGACGACTCAATGCCTACTGAAGAAGTAGCAGAACAATATATGAAAGTTGATTCAACTGTTGAAGGTGCATTAAAAGTAGTTGCAAGTAGTGCTACTGGAGCCCAAATAAATAAAGCTGAAGTAACTCCAACTGTTGCTGGATATACTCCTGCTAATGATGATTATGTAGTAAAATTACCTGCATATACTTCTTATACTACATATGTTTTAGGTGAAGGTGCTATAGAATACACAGATGCAGGTGTAAGAGTTCCAAGTGAAACTGATAGAAATCCATCTAAAAATGGTGGACAAGATACCTTATATAGTAGACAAAGAAAATGTTTTGCACCATATGGTATAAGCTTTACAAAATCATCTATGGCATCTGAATCACCAACTACTGCCGAGTTAGAAAAAGGAGTTAACTGGGAATTAGTAAGTAATATGGATGGTTCAAGCAAAAAATATATCAACCATAAAGCAATTCCTATAGCTAGGATAATTTCTAGAGGGTAATTTTTTAATTGTAATTTCTAGAGAATAATTTCTAAAGGATAGGAGTTGTTTTAAATGACTAACTTGGATTTAATATTACAAGAAAAGTTTCCTAACGAAAGCGAATCAAGTTTAGTCATTCATAAACAACTTGCTACTCAAAAGCTATTACTTTATTTTAAGAATAGACTTAATAGAACTATAACAGCTGAACAATTAGAAACAGAGTATCAACCTGCTCTGTTTCTTTTAATTTCTAATGCAGTTAATTATTCAAGTGTGAGAGGTGTCAAATCAATTTCTCAAGGAAATAAGAAAACTACATTTGATGAAAGTGTTAGTTCTAGCGGTGCTTATGATATAACTAACGAGATCAAGGAACTTTTACCTGTAGCAGTAGTTAAATTGAGAGGTTAGGTGGTAAATGTGTTCGGATATAACGAAGACAGTGCAACTTTATTCAATATATCTTTAGATGAAAATCGAAAACCCATTTATCACCGAACTTATTTAACGGGTATCGATTGGCAACAAGCTACAGGAGTTAAATTTTTAAAGACAACCGGTTCATCTGCGGATATAGATAATAAAATATTAGTTTTTGTAAATTATGGGACTTATGAAGGTAAAACTTACATAGGTCCTAAAGAATTTAGTAAACTTGAAGATAAAAGTAATTATTATACATTCAACGAAGGAGAAGATATTCTCTTAAAAGGAATACATGACATTGAAATTACAAATTCTCAAGAGTTTAATGATATTCAAAAAAACTATGATGATGTAGTTAAAATCATCAATGTTACTAAGTGTGAATTAACAAAACACTTTGAATTAGGATGTGAGTAAAATGGCAACTTTAAAAGCAAAAGTTACTGTTAATATAGACTATGACAAAATTGTAAATCAAAGTAAATTAAATAGAGCGCAAAAACAACTCGTAAACCTAGTAAGAACAAAAGCTGACTCATACGTACCTTATTTATCAGGAGATTTAAAAAATACTGCTCAAGAAAACAAAAAAAGTATTGTATATGCTAGTTATCATGGGGGTACAAAGTCATATGCTGCTATTAACTACTATACTAACAGAGGTATGGGTAGAGAAGGTTTAAACCGCGGTGGCAAAAGGGGTAAACAATGGATAAATCGTATGTGGGTTAATGAAGGAGATGCAATAGTAAATAAAATTGCAAATACAATAGGAGGGAAAGCAAGTAAATGACACTTAATTTAAATGAAATAGAAAATAGAACTATTACAGATAAAATAATAGAATTTTTCTTAAAATGCCCTCTAATAGACTATAAATCTCCTATTTCTGCTGATTACATAGGTGATGAAATAGGCACTTACTCAGTAGATGGTTCGCCTTCAGAAACCATTTTAAAAACTTATGTTGATGGTTCTACAGAAAGGCAATTAATTTTTGATTTTACTAGTAGAGAAAGTGTTGAAGCATATAACAATGAAAAAAATATTAGTTTTTATGAAAAATTAGCAGAGTGGGTAGAAACTCAAAATAATGAAGGAATTTTACCAGAGTTAAATTATCCACTTATAGCTGAAGAAATAAAAGTATTAACACATGGATATGTCGAGCAAATGAGTGCGAATAAAGCAATCTATGTTATTCAAATGAAACTAGTATATAAAAAAAGGATTGTATAGAAGGAGGTTAATATTATGGCATTAATGAGAAAAGATGTTGCAGACTACTTAAATGTAGGTACTAGTGAAGCAGAAGAATATGTTTTACTAGGATATGGGTTTGAAAGTTTAGATGAAGAACCTGGAGCACAAACTGATACAACTTGTTATATAAATGATGAAACATCTTCTACTTCTGTAACAAAATATGAAACAAAATTTCCATATGTTTCTGAAATGATACCAGATGAAAAAGGAATAAAAAATTTATGGTCAACTGGTAGAAATCACGAAGTTGGAACAGCTGCAGAAAGAGATTTTGTTCGTGTAGATATGTATGATCCTGTATCAGGAAGTGAAGGAACTTATCAAGCAAGAAAATTTAGAGTTTCAAACGAAGTTTCTAAATTTAGTGGTGATGGTGGCGAAAAAATAAAAGTTGAAGGAAGTTTAAATGCTATAGGAAAAGTTGTTCAAGGTACTTTTAATGTTTCAACAAAAACTTTTACAGCAACTCAAGCAGCAACTCAAAGTAATACTGCTAAAGAAAATACTGTAAATTAATTAAAATTAGGGAGGTTAAAATATGAACGATTATACAAAATTTAATATATTAGGTGTGGAATTAGAATTTGATTTTTTAGATTTAGATGAAAAAGAATTTTTTGAATCAGTTTTTTCAGAAACAAACAATAAAATATCAGAAGTAGCTAAAGATGATAAAGATTTTCCTATTGAAAGTGCTAGAAAATATTGTGAAAGCATAATTGGCTTGTTTGAAGAATTGTTCGGTGAGGAAAAAACTTATGATATTTTTTCAGGTAAATGCAATTTAATGAAATGTACTACAGCTATAAAGGAATTAACAAAAGCTAAATTAGAACAAGATAAAGCATTTGCAACAGAATTAAAATCTGTTACTACTATTTCTGAAGAAGTATTCGGAGAGGAAGAAATTTCTCTTAATAGACAACAACGTAGAGCTATTGAAAGAAATAAGAAAAAATATAACTAATGAGTATAAGTATTTTAACCGATTTTTTACCTATTGAAGTTGAAATAGAAGGAGTGCGATATCCAATTAACTGGGATTTTCGCACTTCTATTTTATTTGAACAGTTAATGTTAAATAATAATATTAGTGAAAAAGAAAAATCAGATGAGGCTCTACAACTATATTATGGTTATGAAATAGATACAATTAAATATATTAATAATAATAATATTAATCAATTTGTTGAAGAAATGTTATTATTTTATAAGTGTGGGAAAGAAATTATTAGTACTAACGAAGATTCAGAAAAGAGCGAAAATGCTAGTAAAAATGAAATTATCTATAGCTTTGAACATGATGATTTTTACATTTATAGTGCATTTATGCATGATTATCACATTGATTTACAAGATATTGAAGGATTACACTGGTGGAAATTTAAAGCATTATTTAATTCTTTATCAAGTGATTGTAAATTCATAAAAATATTAGAATATAGAAGTATTGATTTATCTGAGATACAAGATAAACAACAAAAGAATTTCTATAGAAAAATGAAAAAACTTTATACTTTACCTCAGTCATTAGAGGAAAAGGAAAAACAAGCATTAATAACAGAAATGCTATTGAAAGGTGAAGATCCTGGAGAATTATTAAGACAATAGTTATGTTTTGTACTATAATATTATTATAGGGGTGAGTATAGTATGAAAAGAACAGGAACTTTATTTTTAAAGGCTTTATTTATTCTCTGCATAGTATTTATTATAGGAGTGACATTAGGTATAAATAGTAAAAAGAGTAATGATACAGTTTATGAAGATACCTTAAAGGAAGAAAAACAAGAAACTGTTGTCAAAGCAAAACCTACAACTGTGGAAGAATTAATAAACAAAGAAACAAAATTTAAACCAAATTATAATAAAAATTCAAAAGTTTTAACTCTAAATGGAAATTACACTAGTAATTTAGGTAGTGAAAAAGGTTTATTTTTAGCAAGATACTCAGCTTATGAATCTGTTAAATTATGTGAGGAAACCTTTCCTAATAATGTTGAAAGTTATGTAATAAATTTTTATCATGATACTGTAGATAAATATGGAAACAAAAAAGATACAAAAGTTTATTCATTAGTTTTATGTGAAGATGAACTTTCTAAAATAAATTGGAATAATATAGACAGTAGTATGTTATCAGATTTAGGAGAAGAATATATTAATCCAGTTATATTTAGATAAATTTTTAAACACTTACATTTTGTAGGTGTTTTTTTATGCCTAAAAAGGAGGTGAGGGTATGGCAGCAGATGGAAAAGTTGTTATAGAAGTTGAATTAAAATCTGATCAAGTTGAAGGTCAGTTAAATGAACTTAAAAATGCCTTTGCTGATTTAGGTGGTGTTGGTAAAGTATTTGGAGAAATGAGTTCTCTAGTTGGAACTTTTTCAAATACTTTTAAAGCATTAAGTGGAATTGTTGGACCAGTTGCAGCAGGAGTTGTTGCAGCAGTAACTACAATGGTAACTGCTTTTTCAAAATTATATGATGCTAGTAAACAAAATTTCTTTGAAAACTTGCAGAATATATCTGAAAAATTACAACCAGTTGTTGATATTGTTCAAAATGCTACAAACACCATTTTGGATTGCTTTAGTCAAGTTACAGATTTTTCATTTGATTTCAGCACTCTAATGGCAGATGCAATTGAATTTGAGAGTTCTATGGCTCGTGTGTCTGGTATAATGGGTGTTTTAGGTGATGATGCAAAGGTTTTGACAGAAACAACAAGACAATACGGAGCTACCACTAGGTACACCAGTGTACAGGTGAGTGAAGCTTTTAGCTATATGGGTATGGCAGGATTTTCATTACAAGAGTCTCTTGCGTCAATACAAGATGTTTTAAATTTAACTACCATCGGTGCCACTGAACTCGGCATTGCCAGTGATATCGTGACTAAAAAATTGGTCGGTTTAGTAGAAATACTATTCAAAAAACATTCGGTGAATTGCTGGAAAGCTAAGTTAATATTGATACTACAAATTAATAATTAATATGCTAATCAGCAACCAAGCCATGGAAAGCCATAAAAGTACATGGAAGGTTCAGAGACTAGGAGAATGAATAGGCGAATAATAATTTCTCCCACGAGCGCCGAACACCTTAACAAGTAAAGTTGAAGGTGATGATATAGTCCCATCCTCTTATGAAAATAAGAGTTCTAGGATAAAGAGCCTAGATATAAGATAATGGATGGTTTAACTGCAATGAACATGTCTGCATCTCAAGCATCAAATTTCGTAGATTATATGGCAGCAACTATTACTCGTAGTAATACAACTGTTGAATTAATGGGTAGACGTTTTGCCCATGTAAAAACTCTTTAATTCGGTGAAACACTAAGTTGACAAGATTAGTTAAGAACTTTATAATAATATTTAACAGTTTCCCCCATAAATTCAAAGGAGAGTGTTAAGTTGGTGAGAAGATTAACTGATGAAGAATTTAAAGAAAGATTATTAAATTATAATAATGGAGAATATGAAAATGTAGAACCATACATAAATAAAAGAACTAAAATTTTATTTAAACATAAATGCGGAAAGAAATTTTATTCTTATCCAATGGATGTATTGTATGGGAAGAAACATTGCCCTGTATGTATTAAGAAAAAAATAAGTGAATTAACTCGAAAACCAAAAGAAAAATTTCTTGAAGAATTTAATGAATTAGCAAAAGGAGAATATACACTTTTAACAGATTACGAAAAATCTAATAAAAAAGTAATTATAAAACATAATGTTTGTGGGCATAAATTTGAAGTCACACCAAATAATTTTATAAGCAAGAAAAGTAGATGCCCATTATGTTTTGGTGGAAATATAAAAAAGACAAAAGAACAATTTAAACAAGAAATTTTAGAGTTAACAGATGGAGAATTAATAGTAATAGGTGATTATACAAACAAAAATACATTAATAGAAGTATTACATACAGAATGTAATCAAGTTTTTATGGCATACCCTAAAAGCCTTCTAAGAGGTTGTAGTTGTTCTCATTGTAAAGAAAGTAAAGGGGAGAGGGAAGTCAAAAGGGTTTTAAAAAAATTAAATTTACAATTTAAAAAACAATATAGATTTAAAGATTGTAGAGGAAAAAAATATCCATTACCTTTTGATTTTGCTGTTATAAAAGATGATAAAATAGATTTTTTAATTGAATATGACGGAGAACAACACTTTAAACCTATACAATTTAGAGGTATAAATGATAAAAAAGCCCTTAAATTACATAAAGAAACGCTAGAAAGGGATAATATAAAAACAAAATATTGTCTTAATAAAAATATAAGCCTATTAAGAATACCTTATTATAATTTTAATAAAATTGAAGAAATAATATGTCAATATGTCAATACCGAGCCAAGCTAGTTAGGAAACTACTAGAAGGTGTAACGACTAGGTAAAGTAACCTAAGAAAAAAGAACCTGTGTAGGTTCTTTTTTTATGGAAAAATACCCACGAACAGGAGTGATTTATTCTTAATTGAATAATGAAAGATATAGTCTAAACTATATGGAAACATATAGAGCATAGGATAAAGAGCCTATGGTTAATCACAAAAATTGGAAACAATGAAGTATGCCGGTTCAGTAGCTGGGACATTGGGCGTTTCTATGGATGATTTATCAGTTGCTATCGGTCTAATGGCGAATTCATCAGTAAAAGGAAGTCGTGCAGGGACTGCAATGAGAACATTGTTGGCAAATTTAAGTGCACCTACTGAAACCGTAGCAAAAGCTATGGATAAATACGGAATAGGACTTGTTACTGCGAAAGATGGTTCAGTTGACTTAGATAAAACATTAAGAAATTTAAGAAGTAGTTTAAAATCATTACCTTTAGTTGAACAAGCAGCTGCATGTAAAGATTTAGCTGGTAAAACAGGTATGACAGGTTTACTATCAATTGTCAATGCTACGGATGATGCATATGATAGTTTAACTAATAGCGTACAAAACTCTACTCAGACAGTTTCTTATTGGAATCAAAATTTAGGAGAAGCAGGAGTTACTGGAAAAGAATGTAGTAAAAGAATAAACAACTTAAAAGAAGTTTTAAGTCAAACAGAATATTTAGGTGCTGCATTCAATATGACAACTCAAGATATGGCTTTAGCTTTACAAGTTTTAGGTTCTGATGCAAAAGTAACATCAAAGAATGTTGAAGATTTATTTGGCGTTTTAGATGCAATGAGAGACCCCACTCAATCACAGAAAAAAATTTTTAAAGAGTTAGGATTAAGTTATAGAGAAATTAAAGATGATGCTTTCGATTATAGTGCTACTTGCGATATGATCAATGAAAATACAAAAGGAATAGTAGATTCTTCTAAAGGTTTAAAAAACGTTGTATCTAAGAATGACTTAATAAAACAATTATATCCTAATATGTCACTTGAAAAAGCTAATGAAGTATTAAAAAAATATGGCATGACTGCTAAAACTCAATCTACTGGCCAAATAGATTTAATTGCAAATTTAAAAGAACTTAGAAGTGCTTTTAGTGGTATGGATCAAGCTACTAGAGAACAAACGTTAAGTAACCTTGGATTATCAGATTCTTTAAGTGAAATAAATGAAGTATGTGGTTTATCTGACGAACAGTTTGATAAATATTGCAAAAACTTAGAATTGGTAACAGGTTTATCTGAAAAAATGTCCCAAACAATGGACGAAACTACAAAATATTATTTATTAGTACTATCATCAGCACTTCAAGATGTTGCTATACAAGGATTTGAATTTTTAAAACCATCTATACAATCTACAGCCGATGCATTAGCTAAATTTTTCACTGTATGGAGAAGTGGCAATGAAGATGGTACTACAAAAAATAATCAAGCTTTATATACATTTGATAATTTTAAAAAAGCATTAGATAATTTACTCGAACATATAAAAAATGCAGATATATCAGGAGCGATTCAACAAGCTTTTAGTGGAATTAATACTTTTATAACTCAAGGCGGATTAAGTAGAGTATTAGCTATCGGCAAAGAAATTATACATCAAATTTGTCAAGGAATTATAAATAGTAAAGGCGATATAAGAGAAGGTATTTCAAGTGCTATTAAACAAATTTCAGAATTTATAAAAGATGTTGCTCCAGAAGTTGAAGAAGCTGGTAGAGTAATTTTAGATGCTTTAAGAGACGGAATAAAAAACAATTCAGACAATATACATGATGCTTTAGATGCAGTTGCTTCAGCAATGAATTCCTGGGTAGAAGGAAGTGAACAAATAAAATCTTTAACTGGTAGCTTTGCAGATATTTTTATTGATAGTTTTATTGAAAACTTAACTGACAGATTTACTGGTAGAGCATCAGAACTTTGGCAAGCAATAACAAGTTGGATTACTAGTTCTAAACCTGATTTTAGCAAAGGTGGTACCGGTATAATACAAGGTTTAGTAAATTGGTTTACAGGGGAATCTTATGCTGATGAAAAGACTGGTAATGAAAAACCTCTTAATACTAGCAAAGATTCTAATAGTAACAAAATAAATTCTAAACTTTCTAGTATGAACACAGATGAAATAAAAGCATTACAAACACAATTAACAGCTTTACAGACAACAGTACAAAGTGTTTCAAATTCAATTTCTCAAGCATTTACATCATTACAAAATAATTTAAGAACTAGTTTAGTTGGATGTGCAAATATAGCAAGAAATCAATTTGTAAGTATATCAAACGTAGCTAGAAATCAATGCTTAAATGTATCTAATATAGTAAGAAACCAATTTCTATCTATTAGTAATATAATACGTAATCAAATTACAAATGCTAGAAATGTTGTTACATCACAAATGATAAGCATGAAGAATGTTATATCAACTCAAGTTTCAGAGGCTAGGAATAAACTTACATCTCAAATGATATCAATTAGAAATGTATCTAGAACACAGATTACACTTGCTAGAAATGCTGTTACATCTCAAATGATATCAATGAAAAGAGTTATAACTACTCAATCAAGAGAAGCAAGAAATAACTTTACAAGACAAATGATAAGCATGAAAAATGTTGCTAGAACTCAATCAAGAGAAATCGGTCAACAAATGGCTAACGGTGTTACTCAAGGTATTCAAAGTGGTACATCAAGAGCAGTTAGTGCGGCAAGGAGTCTTGTTAATCAAGTTAATGCAGAAATGAAAAAGACTGCTAAAATAAATTCTCCTTCAAGAGTTACTACAGAATATGGTGAATTCATGGACGAAGGTTTAATTAACGGTTTAAAAAACAAATCAAAACAAGTATATGAAGCAGCTAAAAATGTAACTGCTGAAATGCAAAATGCAATGAAAATGGCTGTTCAATCTGAAACAACTAAGTTTTCATTAGAAGCTAGTAATAATAGTAATCTTAGAATTATAAATAGTGTAAGCAATAATACAGTAAAAGAAATCGCTAATTCATTAGGTGAAACCTTGAAAGAAACTATAGGAGATATAAGTGATAGACCTATACAAGTCCAAGCTAACATGGATAAAGTAAAAGTTGTAGATATAATTGCAAAACCTATCGATGAAAAAAATAAACGAGATGAAAAAAGATTAAATAGATTGGAGGGAATAACAAGTGTTTAAGTTTAATAACATTGATTTAGAAATGTTTGTCAAAGTTATTTCGATAGATACAACTTTGATGTCAGAAAGAGTAAATAACTTTTTAGATCCTCCATCTAAAAACGGACGATATTATCAAAATTCAAAATATGATTATAAAGAAATAACGATTACTTTTGATATAAAATCAGATACAGAAGAAGATTGTAAAGATATTATTGATACTTTATCATCTATATTTGATGTTTCTGAGGAAAAAGAACTTGTTATAGATGACAATGAAAGAGTTTATCTAGCAATTCCTGACGGCAAGTTTTCAAAAGAAAAAATTACTAAAGGTATGCGAAGAATAAAAACATCATTTATATGCCCAATACCTTTTTCGCACAACAGTGATGCAAAGATTTTCAATGGTGGAAAAAAGATAACTGTTACAAACGAAGGAAATACAAGCACTCCTGCTATAGTAGAAGTTGATTTCAACGGTGAAGCAACATATTGCCAAATAGATGGTCAAGACGGAAAAGCAATACTTGTTGGTGAATATCCTAGTTTAGTTAACGAAAAGAAAGAAAAAAATTCTACTATTGTTGATGAACCTTGTGAAACTACAGAAAAATTTGTATCAGTAACAGGGGAAGTTGATGCTAAAAGAACTATAACTGGTACTATTCAACCAAATGATGGTGGCTCTAGTTGGTGTATACAGGCGGCTGATTATGGCAGTGGGGACGATTGGCATGGACCTGCATTAAGATATAATTTACCTTCTAATATTACTGATTTCGAATGTAGTATGTATTTTTATCATGACAGTACAGGTAAACTTGAATATAACGAGTTTGGCTCTACTAATGTAACAGAAAAGACTAAATACAAAGTAACATCTACTACTGTAAAACTAAAGGAAAAAAGACTTTCTAGCAGTAAAACATTGCTAAGTATAAAAAAAGGTGTTTATTTAACTGCAGATGAAATTGTAAATGGATGGATAAAAACTACATATAGTAGTCAAACTGGATGGATAAAAATTTCAACCGGTTTGAAAAAAGTTACAGTAACAACAGCAAATTATTACACAAAGCAATCAGTATCTTTAAGAGCAACTGGAAGCAAAAAAGCAAAACTTTTAGCTACTATTCCGAAAGGTACTTGTATTGTTGTATACCCAAATAGTAAACAAGGAAAGTATACGAAAGCAACTTATAAAGGGCAAACCGGATATGTTTACACCGATTACATTATAGAAGGGGATAAAGTTCAGATAGAAACGGATAAAGAAGTTGATACTGCAGAAGATAAAATGGGTATTGTAGAATGTTATGGATTAGATCAAAAAGGTAATAAACTTTTCAAAGTTATGATTTGTGACGAAAATGAATACTTCGAAGCTACTTATCCACTTGTGCAAATTGGAAATGTAGAGTTTTTAAAGGATTCAGAATTTAATATACCTAAGATTGACCCAATAATTACAACAAGTGGTTCTGATGACAGTTTAACTGTTACGAAAAAAACCCCTCGAAGTGGTAAAACAGGTAATTGGAACGAGTTTAAAGGCCATTTTACAGTAAGACGAGAAAATAACGAGTGGTATGCAGAAGTAGTAAAATACAATGAAGCTGGAGAAATAGTAAAAACATTGCCAAGTGAAAGAATGAAGAGTGACAAATTTCCTCTTGGTGATTTAAATCATATTGTTATCTTCTTTGGGAAATATGCTGATAAAAAAGTTGTTGATACTATGACTTTTAATAGATTAGTTATAGAAAAACTAAATGAAGATGGAGAAGATGAAAATATTGATACTACTATATTTAAGCAAGGCGATACATTAAAAGTAGATTTTGCTAACAATGAGGTTTATATAAATAATGTAAAAAACATGGAACATGTTGATATAGGCAGTAATTTCTTTGAAATCCTCCCAGGCGAATACAATTTAAAAATTTCAAGTGATGCAGATATTACAAGTTCTATAATTTTTAATGAAAGGTGGTTGGATTAGTTGGAATTAGTTACTGAAATATATATTCTAAATAGAAATAAAAAAATAATAGACGTGCTATCTAATAACGGGACTAATCCAAATAGTCCTTTTTTTGATGATATTTATAAAATTTATTTAAATACAGGAGCAGAAAGTTTTGAATTTTCTACAGTGACAAATAGCAGAACTTCGAGTTTGCAAAAGGGCTGTTTTATTGCTTTTAAATATAAAAATAAAACAAAATTATTTCAAACAATAAATACATCAAGCGAACATTCTGATGGTCTAATCAAGAAAACTTGTTATTGCGAAACCATTGGACTTGAACTTTTAAATAAAGTTGTTAGAAAAAGTATTTTACAAGGTGACGTAACTACATTTTTTAATTTGATTTTACAAGATTCAAGTTTTGAACTTGGATATGTAGATCCTCAAATCAATGAATTTAGAAGTATTAATATTGAAAAGCCAACACCTATTTATACTGTAATACAAGATAATCTTGAAAATTACAATATAGAAATAGAGTTTACGGTGGAAATAAAAAACAATAAAGTCTATAAACAATATATAAATGTCTATAGACAAAGAGGAAAAGTTACACATGAAAGATTTGAGTATTCAGAAAACGTAGATAACGTTAAGAAAAAAGAAGATTTATCTGAATTTTGTAGTGCTTTAATTGGATATGGCCAAAACGGAATTGATTTTAGAAATGTTGAATGGTTAACAGCTAACGGAAATCCAGCTGATAAACCTCTTAATCAAGATTTTATTTCAGATGAAGAAGCTCATATGTATTTTCACAACGATGATGGAAGTTACATAATGGGCGTTTATGAATGTGATGCTAGCAACCAAGCAGACCTTCTAAATGAAACGTGGAAAGAGTTACAACGAAGAAAAGAACCTCAACTTGACTATGAAACAAATATAATTTATTTTTCTGATGACATTGATATAGGTGATACAGTTTATGTTATAGATAATGATTATGTAAAACCATTACATTTACAAGCTAGGGTAACAGAATTAGAAATATCATTTACCGATTGGGCAAAAAAAAGTAAATGTACATTAGCAAATTATAAAGAAGTAAAAAGTAAAATAAAAAATCTTACAAAAAGTGATGATTTAATAAAAGAAATAATTGAATTTCTTGGCGGTATAGGTGTAGGGGACTTAACCGACGAGGATATTGCAAAAATAAGAGAATATCTTGAAAAAATGGGAGTAGAAAAAGAAGAAATTGATAAAATATTTGATGAAATTAGCAATATTATTAATCCTAAACCAACTCCGCCTGATGAAGGTGATGATGGCGACCCTATTTATATAACTGATTATAAAAATGGTGTATGGCTTGGTGATGATAGATTTTATCAAATAAAAAAATCTAATACAGTTTCAACTACAGACCCAGCTAATGACGAATATGCAGAAGCATTAGCACTATACGAAAAATATGACATAAGCAAATACCAAAATAAAGCAAATCTTAATAATTTATCATCTACAGGAAATAAATATAAGTTATATCTTATAGTTGAATATTATGCTAGAAAATTTGGATTAGACCCCAACTTAGTATATGCAGTTATAATGGGAGAATCTAGGGGTGACCCTTACAGTACTACTGGTAGTAATGGTGGCTACGGCCTTATGCAATGTGAAAGAAGTACGTACTTCAAAGAGTGGGGGAATAAAGCTCAAACCATAAAATATATAGATGGCACAACTAAAACATTCCTTCCATCTTATTCCAACATGACTCCATACAAAGGAGGGAATGCTACTTTAAGTGGAATTACAGTCGATAGAAATATCTTAAATCAAATAAGATTCGGCTGTTGGGAATTGAGACAATGCATAGATTATGCACACGGAAACATATTTGCTGGATTAGTAGCTAATAACATGGGACAAGGTTCACTTAACTGGATAGTATCAAAATATGTGTGCGATAAATACGGATATACATTTGTTGATTCTTACTATTTAAGTTCTCAATCGAATCAAACAAAATTGAAAGTTTATGAGGAATTAGATAGCCTAAAATTTGATTTTGCAGCTTACAGACAAACACTTAAAGACCAAAAAGGATTAGGAACACCGAACAACGTAGAGCTATATCTATGTTGGTACAAAGTAGTAGATGGTCAATTACCTTACTACAAAGACGCACAAGGAAATAAGCTAGGATATGGAGTAGGTGTATCTACTCCAAAAGGAACAGGCAAAGCAAGTTCAAGTGATACAAGACAAATAATAGTTGACACTGCAAAAGCTATAGTACAACAACACACCGACAAATTGGCTACGTATGACCAATCATACAGAACATGGAACTTCAAGAAACCAAATAAACGTAGTGGGACATTCTATGGCATTAAGAATCCGATTTGCTATGACTGCAGTTCTATGGTTACTTGTTGCTATGGTGAAGCTGGACTAAAAAGTATATTTCATAGTGATTCATATTGTGCATATGGTACATTGGTTAAATATGCAACGGCTAAAGATGGGTATAAAATGTTTAAAATCACTAAAACATCTATAGAAAATATGAAAGCTGGAGATATTATAATGATGTGCAATAATGAATGTCCTACAACATTAACTAGAGCGAAAGCTATGGCAAAGAACTTTACACATCATACGTTAATTTACTGCGGTAAAGAAAACGGAACACATATGGTAGCTCATGCTAGAAAGTGGGATTATTGGCCAAAGGCTATAAGGTATATGCCAGTATACAATGATATCTATAAATATGGATTCTGTTTACGACCTTATGACCTTGTCGAAGCTGATAACAATAATGTGGAGGACACTCCTATTATCGACAAGACAGATATGAATGAAGTGTATATAAAAGCTGTTAGAAAAGCAAATGCATATGATTTTTATGATGACAACAATAATTTGTCAAATAAAGTAGAGGGGCTATTTGAAGATGATGATAAAGTTTATCCAAGTTCAGCACCTTATACACTTATTCACTTTGGATTGAATGATCTAACAGAAAAAGGTATAACAGGAATTAAAACTCTTACAAATATCTTAAAAACAAAATATAGAAATACACCGATTTTCATATTAAAGGAATTACATGTTGGAACTGCTTATGCAGATTATACAACTGTAAATACTTCTATAGATGCATTTAACACTGAAATTAAAACATTCTGTGACAATGAAGAAAATGTATTTTTATTAGATGTTTCTAGTAAATTAGAAACTTATACAAGTGTATTAAACTCAAATTACACCAATGACGGTTATTCTTTTAAGGATGATACTAGCATTGGTGTTTTTTATGATGCAATAAAAGAAAAATTACTAGCTACCCCTATCGGCTATAAAAAGAAAGATGATAGTGGTAGCACTGGCGGTGGGAACGATGACGATAGCAATGCATCGAAACGTGAAGGTAAAGTTATAGATATCGTATTAGAAAGCACAAAAACTTACACTTGGCCTAAAATGACAATAAAATCACTTACATTTAAACTGCAAAGTGATGTAGATAAAAGTTTTTACGCTAGAATGATATTTACTACTGCAGATGAAATAAGTTACTCACAAAGTAAAATTTGCTATCTTGAGGGCGTAGATTGTATTGCTGGACAACTAGTACCAAAACCTAACACTGGATATAAAATCACAATAATGGCCAATGTAAATAGTTCAATAGATTATAAATATTACGGCTCTGTGTCAGTAGACAAGGGCGAAGGATATGCAGACCCTTATACTTTTAAAGGTGGAGAAAAGGTAGCAGAAATAGCAAAAACATACCTTAATCAAACGGGACTTGAATACAGGGGACAATATTCTACAACAGCAGTAAAAACACCCGCATCATATTCGAATCCAGCTAAATATCTAGATAAATGGTACGATTCGAGCAGAAAAAAGGCACAAATAGACTGTAGTACACTAACAAAATTTGCATATATGGGATTAGATTATGACCATTCCCCTTATGCTAACCACAAGATGACAAGTCTAAAACGTAATACTGCTTATAGTTGGGCGTTTACATTCCCTCGTACTGCAGCAGAGCAAGCTGAATATTGTGTTAAGAACGGTTGGGTTTTACATGATGTAGATATAATAAATTTCAGCAATTTAGAGCCTGGAGACATTGTATTTTGGGATAGAGATAACAAAGAAAACGGTCGTTATATGAATTGCTCACATGCAGCTATTGTTATTAAAAAAACAGAAGATGGTGGTTCGGTATATACAATAGAATCTACTCAATGTGAAAACGGTGTGAAGACAAGATTGATAACAGAAAACAAAACAGATAAGATACTATTCTGTGCTAGACCTAAGAAATTATAGGAGGGATTATTATGAGCAATATAGAGACTATAACTAGAGAGCATGATAATTTCTCCTCTAGTTATGATGAACTTGTTTCTTTACTTGAAAGAGTAATAACAAATAGAAAAATAACACAAGATGACAAATATGATTTAGAAAAGGCGCATGCCACTTATTCAGAAAATTATAATGAAGTCAAAAGAATACTAGAAAATGAAAGACAGACTAATCTGAAAGAACAAATTAAAGCTGTAAGTGACAGTAAATTAGATGCAGATATAAAAAGCATAGTAAATATTCTTACGAATAATGGAGAAAAAACGACTTTATATTTAGATGAAGATGGAGTTTTATATATAGATGGGGAAAAAATTCCAGAAATACGTCAGACAAAACTTATAGTAGATGAACAAAATGGGAAAATTGAATCTTTAGTTGCTGATGGATTTGTAGAAGATGCCGAAGGGAATAAAGTTAAATTAAAAGTTCTATATTCAACATTATCTCAAACTGTAAATGGAATTGAGACAAATGTTGGTACTATAGAAGGGGTAGCCAATGACGCTAATTCAAAAGCAGAGGCTGCTATTACAAAAGCATCCCAATTAAAACAAACAGTGGATGGTATTAAGTCCACTGTAACAAGCACTAGTACTGTAGTAGATGGCTCTATAAAAGAAACTTATAACGAATTCTATTTATCTGACAGTAATACTTCTGCAACTGGAGGCACTTGGGTTACAACTGCTCCTGCCCCACAAGCTGGTAAATATATATGGTTAAGAGATGTGTATGTAACAAACAAAGGCGATAAAACTTATGGCAACCCTGTATGTATTACTGGAGCTAAGGGAGATAAAGGTGAACGAGGGCTTCAAGGATTACAAGGAGAGAGAGGAGAACAGGGGGTACCTGGTAAAGACGGAGATGGGAAAACATCTTATTTCCATATAAAATATTCTAGTGTAGCTAATCCTACTGCATCTTACCAAATGTCAGAAACACCTGATATTTATATAGGAACTTACGTAGACTTTGACCCTTCAGATAGCACCGACCCTAATAAATATATTTGGTATAGATTCCAAGGCTTACAAGGTGAAAAGGGAGAACGAGGAATACCTGGAGTTGGGACAGATGGGAAAACAAGCTATCTACACATTAAATATTCTGATGACGGTGGCCGAACTTTTACATCCTATAACGGTGAAACTGTAGGTACTTATATCGGAACTTATACAGATTTTAATCCAAGTGATTCACATGATGTAGGTAGTTATACTTGGGCTAAAATTAAGGGTGACCAAGGTAGTGAAGGCATTGGCGTAAAACAAGTGCAGATATTATACTATGTACACTATAGTAAAACATCAGCTCCAAGTACTTCAGCTACAGGGTGGACAACAAATATCCCAGCTTATCAGACAGATAGATATTTATGGCAAGTTAATAAAATTACTTATACAGATAATTCGATAGCTTTTACTACTCCTGTATATCTAAGTAGTTGGGAGGCTAATAATAAAGCAGAAACTGCAATATCTATAGCTAACCAAACAAGTGAAAAATTTGAATGGATAGTGCAAAAAGGCTCTACAAGTTCAAGCATAACTTTGACTGATAGCTTAATACAAGCAATAGCATCTTCTAACATTCAATTGTCAGCTAAGAAAATATTAATCAACGGATTAATGGAAGGTTCTGGTTGGAAAATTACTGATGAAGGTGAATTAGATATTTTGGATCTAAATGTAAGAGGTAATTTTACATGTGATTCTTTAAATGTAGATACTTTGATATCAGCAGATATTCCACCTGCACTTTCTGAAAATAAAACTATCTATGTATCAAGTGGAGAAACAATTTCACAATATTTAGATGATTTACCGTTGAATCTTAATGGTTTTACAGTAGAAATCTATCTAACTTCAAATACAACAGAAAATCTTGAGTTGAGAAGACATGCAAATGGACTAGTCAATATATTTCTATGTGGTAACACAATAAAAGGAACTATACGAAGTATATATAATAATGCCAAATACAGTATTTATGGGGGTAATAGTACCACAGACACTACGATGGGTCCTATAATGCCTTATACTAGTTATAATGTGGGAAGTTATTATTATACTACTATATTTTCTGATTGCCCTAACGTAAATCTATATAACTTAAAAGTTTATGGCGACAGTGTAAATTCCAATTCTGTAGGAGTTGGAGCAACTCAAAAATCAAAAGTGTATATGGAAAATATATCATTTGTAGGTTGTAAATATAATTGTAGAACTTATTCGATGACTGAATTGTATTGTCAATCATCTTCTGGTCTTTCGACTGGAAATTCGTGGAATGCTGGTACAGGAGCAAAAATTGTGTTATATCCAGGACAACAAGCAGGTGGAGGAAATAATACATTTACAAGTGGTAATGGACAAATAATTTCTACTGGAGTTACTTTTGCATCTTCAAAAGATAGCGGTTCAAATACAACTACTGTCAACCCAACAACAACTAGATTTGAAACATTTAAACCAAAATATGCAGACACTTATAGAAGTTCAAAATACAATAACTGGGAAGGTAGAGGAAAATGTAGACAAGGTAATTGGGGATATGGTAATTGTAATGGTTATTGGTTCTATGGTAGCCAATTTGCAGAAGTTAAAGGCAAGAATATAACAAAAGTTGAAATAGATGTGGCTAGAAGTAGTGATATAGGTTCATCAGCATCAACTTCTCATACTTTTAGAGCACATACATATGGTAGCCGACCAAGTTCAACGCCTAGTTTTTATACTAGTTGCAACAAGTCTCTATCATTAGCATGGGGAGGAAAAGGAACAGTTACAATTACAGATTCGACTGTTCTAAGTGGAATAAAAAATGGAACAATAAAAGGATTTGGAATTCAGTCAACGTACGATAGTAGTCATTACTCAGCGCTAAGTAACGGAACAGTAAGAATTTACTATACAGAATAGGAAGGGGATGTGTTAATTTGATTAAATACAACTACGAAGTATCTGTAAATGAAAATAGAGCAAAATTAAATAAAGACATTTTTTTATTTAGAGGTAATAGAAATATACATTATTATTTTTCAATAAAAGGTGCACGTTTTGCCTTTGAAAAAGAAGGAGATTTAATAGAAAATGCAAATGCGATTTATGCAGCAGTTACAGTAATAAAACCAAATGGGGTTGAAGTTGCAAATGCTATAGCTCCAGTTGAAAATGGTTTAATTCATTTAAAAGTTACAGAAGATCTAATAGATGAAGAAGTTGAGATAGGGGATTTTGATTTAGTATTTGACTTGTTTGATGACAGTGATGGTGCTGTGACAATTCCTAAGATAAAAGGTCAATTTCATGTTCAAGAAAGACCTTGTACAACTTCAATTGGAACATTATCAGGAAATGTAAATGTTGTTAATCAGGCGGTGGTAGATTTGGCAATAGCAACACAAGAAAACGAACAATTAATCGTAGTAGATGATGATGGGAAATATGTTAAAACTACATGGGCAAAAGGAAATAAAATCAGTGTCGAAAGATTAAACAAAATAGAAAAAGGTATATACAACAATAGTTCTCAACTTAAAGATATTGCGGAGAAAATTGAAAGTGGAAATATAGGTAATAACGTAGAACCACAACTAATGGATATGCCAAGAATATATTTTAGTGAAGGTACTCTACCAACAAATAAAACTGCTATAATGATGAAATTCGACTATTATAGTAAAACTCATGAATATCATGGTTGGGCAGAAATAAAATGTCAAGGTAATAGTTCCATGTCGTATCCTAAGAAAAACTTTACTATAAAATTATATAAAGATAAGGGTAAAACAGAAAAACTAAAAATAGATTTTAAAGGTTGGGGTAAACAAAATAAATTTGTATTAAAAGCAAACTGGATAGATTTAACTCATGCAAGAAATGTTGTATCTGCTAGAATATGGGGAGATATAGTAAAATCAAGAAGTGGTTATGCTAATTTACCTGAACTACTTAGAACATCACCGAATCAAGGTGCAATAGATGGTTTCCCAGTAACAGTATATGGAAATGGATATTATCAAGGTAGATATACGCTCAATATTCCAAAAGATAGATGGATGAGTAATATGGATGATACTCTTGATACCCATTGTATTCTATGTGGAGAAAATTATGTAAGTGGTTGCTTCAGAGCATTACCAGCTATAAATGGTAGTGACTGGACAGATGAGTTACATGATGTGGTTCCAGCTACAATAAAAACAAGTTGGACAAATGCAATAAAATTTGTTATGAATTCAACTGACGCTGAATTTAAAGCTAATTTAGGTAATTACTTTGATGTTAACAGTCTAATAGATTATTTATTATATGGTATAGTAAGTACAGGACTTGATGCCTTTGGAAAGAATCAAATTTATATGACATACGACGGAACAAAATGGATTGCAAGTATGTACGATATGGATAGTACTTGGGGACTTTGGTGGGACGGTAGCAAGTTTGTTGCAACTGATTATGCTCGAGAAGAATTTCAAGATTTGAAAGACGAAGGTAATGGAGTAGTAAAACAAGGAAATTTATTATATTTAAGACTTCAAAATTTATTTATTAATGAAATCAAGTCACGATATGCAGAATTAAGACAAAACATATTCACATACCCTTATTTAGTTAATAAATTTGAAGAGTTTACACAAATTTGTCCTCAAGATGTTGTTAAAGAGGATTATGCAAGTACAACTGTAAATGGTGCTTATACTGGTATTCCTTCTAAAACAACTAACAATATTCAACAGCTAAGAAATAATATAAATGCAAGATTAACATATGTCGATAATTACATAAATGCATTAGTTGAGCCTAAACCATGTACTGCAATTAGTTTAAATACTAATACTTTAGCACTTACTTCAACAGATACACAAACATTAACTGCTACAGTAACTCCTACAAATACCACTGATACAGTAATATGGAGTGTAAGTCCTACTGGAATATGTACAGTAGAAAATGGTATTGTAACTCCTATTAAGAATGGTTCATGTGTTATTACTGCAACTTGTGGAAAACAAACAGCAACTTGCAATGTAACTGTCAGTGGAATTGTAAAGCATTATACTATAACAAATAATTTAACTAATGTAACTAATAATAATAGTTCTACAAATATAACTGAAAATAGTTCTTATACTGCTACATTAACTCCTACTGATGGATTTGAGTTAAAGGATGTTACTATAACAATGGGTGGAAGTGATATTACAAGTACTGTATATAATAATGGAACTATAACAATAACAAATGTTACTGGAGATATTATTATAACTGCTAGAACAACTAATGATAATTTATTATCAGGAGTAACTTGGACAGAAAATGCAGATAGTGGCATAGATGTAGAAACTGGGATTATTAAAACTTCTGGGGATGCATATAGAACAATAACAAAAATTCCATGTAAACCTAATACTACTTATACTTTAAGCAATGTAAATGGAGCAACATTCATTTGGAAACAAGTATTTGTTTATGCTAGTGATGATGAGTTTATACAAGCATTTTGTACTACTGTATCTGATGGAACAAAAACAGGCCCAACAGTATTTACAACACCAAATAATGCAAGTTATTTATATGTAACAGCTTATCCTAATGGAGTTGAAAGTAATAATGACCCTTCAACACAATTAAACTTAAAAGCAGAGTAATACTATTTACTGTAATGTTAATTGAACTACTTATAATCGAAATAATTAATAGATATCTACCTTTTATAATGGGTAAATTTCTAGTCTTTTTATATGTAATATAGTTCGCAATTTAAAAATATTGCGTACCAATTTACCAAGTGAATAGGAGGATTTAATGGAATACAAAAGAGAATATTGTTGCCCAGAGTGTAGCTTGATATGGATTCAAAAAGTTAATGCTGGAGCTATTAATAATATTGTTTGTCCAGAATGTGAAAATCAATATAATTATGCATGTGATACATTTGGATATGCATATGCAGCTCAAAGCATAAAAGAAAATTTAGAAAAAAATAATAAAAAGATACATTATGATAAGGAACATCCTTTTTATAATAAATAAGATCATAGAGCAGTTATTAATTTAGCTGCTCTTTTTTATAAATAAAAATAAAAAGTAATTTTTCTTTATTTAAACCCCACAGTTGGACAATCCTAAAGTTAGTAAAATACTTAATTTAAAGGTGTGAACTAGAAAAATTCTACTTTACACCAGTTATCACACGATAAATCACATATGTTTTTAAAAATTATCACATATTTGATACCTTATACATATCATATATGTAAGAGGTGATGTTATGACAAATAGAGATATGGAGATTTTAGGATTTTTAACATTAAGTAGAATGTGCACTAGAAAACAAGTGCAAGAATTGTTGTTTGAAAATAAACATCAAAATGTACCTTTGAGAAGATTAAAAAAATTAGCTGATGATGGTTATGTGAACAGAAAAATGTTTAAGATAGAAAATACTAGAAGTGTTTATGTTTATTATTTAGACAAGAAACCAAGTAAGAAATTAGTGGAACACGATCTTTATATAACTGATTTTCTTGTAAAATTAATTAAAAACAATTATGAAATTATAGAGTTTAAGAGAAATTTTTCTTTAGGGAATATAATTTCTGATGGTTATATAAAGGTAAAAAAGAATAATAGAATAAAAAGAATACTGCTAGAAGTACAATTAAGCCCACATGATTGTATTAGTAAGTACTACAATTTTAAAGAGAATGTAATAAATAATACAAATTGGGAGGTCATGCCTTTGCTTTACGTTATTAATAATCAAGGTTTAGATAAAAAATTAATAGACATGAAAGTTATTTATGATAATGTAAAGATTGAAAAGGTGGGTGAGATAATTGGTTAAATTATTTGTAAATAGCATTTTTAATGCTGTTAATTCTTTATATAATATGATTTTTAAAATAGATCAATGGGATAGATTGTTTTATGAAATGAAATTATGTAATAGAAGTGAAGAATATCCTTTGTTAATTTATCAGTCTGAAGATAAAGAAAAATATTATTTTACCATTCCAATAGGTTTAAATATAGATGATTTTAGAAAACACAAGTTAGATATAAGTACTTTTCTTAAAGTTCCAAAGACTAATTTAAAAATTGAATATAAAAATAACTTAGCTTTAATTAGCGTTACAGATAGCAAAATTAATAATAATTATAATGATTACTTGTTTAATGATAAAAAAGGTGTTCCAATAGGGATAGATTTAAATAATGGAGATATAGTTTATTGGAAATATTATTCGTCTAATGAATGTCATTTATTAATTGCAGGTGCAACAGGTAGTGGCAAATCAGTCTGTCTAAATGTTGTTATAAATAATCTCATTAAAAGAAAAGATGTTGAATTGTATCTTCAAGATACTAAGTATGTTGACTTATATAAATATAAAGATAAAGTTAAATACTATGGTGAAGGTATTAATGGAATAGAAGAAATACTAAACAGGTTAATTAATGAAATGAATAAACGATATATTGAAATAAGAAAAAACAATAAAAATTTTAACTCAATATTTTTAGTTATTGAAGAATTAGCTACTTTTGACCCTAAAGAAGATAAAACTATTTATAAGTTGCTAGGTGAATTATTATCTAAGGGCAGAGCAGCAAGTATTTATGTAATATTAACAACACAAACACCATATGCGGAAATATTACCTGGACTATTAAAATCTAATATAAACACTAAAATCGGATTAAAAGTTAATACCAAAGAAGCATCAAAAGTGATAAGCGGTGATTATGATGCTTTAACCGATCTTAGAGGTAAAGGACATGGTAAAATATTTACAGCTACAGATGTGAAAGAAATACAATGTTTTTATATACCTAATAACAATTAGGAATATGTTCCGATTGCAAATTACAAATTGGGAAATTAAAATTAAATTGTAGATAAAATAATTTCTCATTTGAAACCCCAACAAGCAAAGGAATCGGTTTAATAACCTTTTCCGGAAAGGACTTACTTTTAGAGTGGGTCCTTCTTTTGCTTATTGGTGAAAGAGGGTGATTCCAATGTGGACTTAATAAAAAAACATTTATATTTTAATCGAATTTTAATTTTAAAAGTTATATGTGTATATAGTATTTAGAGGCACTTACCATTTTTTCTAAGGGGGTTACTAATTTGTAATCCCTTTTATTTTGTAAAAAGGAGTTTGAAAAGATGAAAATAAATATAAAAACTCCAGAAGGAGTTCATGCTGAACAAAGAGAAATCGAAGCTTACATAAAACATATTCATAAAAAATATCCAAATCGAGAAATTGAATATCTAAATATAACAATAGATGATAAAGGATATGTAGATTTAGAATATAAACTTGTTCCTGTTTCATTTGAAAGAATCAGAAGAATCACAGGTTATTTAAGTGAGATTCGACAATTTAACGATGGTAAAAAAGGAGAACTTAGAGATAGAGTAAAACATACTTAAGAAAATTGAGAGGTATTAATATGCAAACAGAAATAATTGTTGCTATTATAGCATTTATAGGAACTTTAGCTGGTTCTTATTTTGCAAATAGTAAAACTACTGCAGTAATGCAAGAACAAATCAAAGGTATAAAAGAAGATATAAAAACTTTATCAACTAGAGTAGATAAACATAATAATTTAGTAGAAAGAATGGCAAAAGTAGAAGATTCAACAAAGTCTGCACATCACAGAATAGATCACTTAGAAGAATAGGAGGTTAATTATGATAGATTTAAATGTTATTAATAGTTATTTAGTCATTGGAGTTGTATTAGGTTGTTGTGGAATAGGATATGTTATAAAAACTAGCTTTGACTTTATTCCAAACAAGTATATTCCTTTCATAATGGCTGTATTAGGTGTTGTATTAAACATAGCAATATCTAAGTCATTTGATATGAATATTTTCTTAGGAGGGCTTTTAAGTGGGCTTTCTAGTGTAGGATTGCACCAAAGTTTCAAGGCTTTAATTGAAAATAAATAGGAGATGATATAATGTCAATAGTAAAACCAACAATAGTTGAAAAATGGCAAAAGAAAAACAAATATGGTAGACCTGGAACAACTTTAGTAACAAAAAAAATAGCTATTCACTACACAGGTGAAGCAGATGTCCCAGGATATAAAACTGTTTCATACTTCAACAATGTTGTTGCAAACGGCTGTATAGTTAGCGGAAAATATGTATATGCATCAGCTCACTTTGTAATCGATTTAGACGGAACAATTTACCAACTAATTCCTACTGATGAAAGATGTTATTGCACAAATTCAGCAAATAGATATGCTATAGGTATAGAAGTTGCAACAACAGGGCAAGATAATCATTATACAGATGCAACATATAAAAGTATGGTCCACTTATGTGCTTGGCTATGCCAATATAAAGGTCTTGACTGCAAAGAAGATATTATCACTCACACAGATGTAGTAGGAAAAGCATATAAACTTTGTCCAATTTATATGGTTAAAAATCCAGCTAAAATGAAACAATTTAAACTAGATTGTGCGAATTTAAAGGCAGAAAAAATAGAACTTGATGATATAGTTAATTGTACTAATGGAAAAGGTAAAGTTACTAAACTTACAAGTAATAAACAGTATTTAAGAATAATACATGATGAAGTTAATGTACATTCAACACCTGATTTTAAAGCCGATAGCGTATGTGGCGTTGCTTGTAAAGGCGATGCTTATACTATAGTTGAAAAAATAAAAAGAACTGGAACAGATATGTATAAATTAAAATCAGGAGTATATATCACTGCCAGCCCAAAATATGTAGAAGTATTTGAAAAATAATTCTATCGGACGCGACCGATAGCGACCGATAGCGACCGATAATATTAAAAGCTAGGGGATACTCTCCTCTAGCTTTTTTATTTTAGGCAGCAAAAAACCACTCTAGTGATGATAAATAGAGTGGTAATTTAATTACTTTATGATTATTATCAGAACTATCACTCTACGGACAATAGAATGTAATCCCTATATTTATATAATATCACAATTTGGAATATATGGCAATTTCGTTTTAATCCTTGTTTAATTGGAATATATTCTTTTACAATACAGCCATTATGAAAGGAATATACTTATTAGGAAGTTTTAATCCTTGTTTAATTGGAATATATTCTTTTACACTAGAAGCTGAAAAGCAATCCTTGAAAGACGGCTAGTTTTAATCCTTGTTTAATTGGAATATATTCTTTTACACATAAAAGTATTTATAATATGTTCCTTAATTATATATGTTTTAATCCTTGTTTAATTGGAATATATTCTTTTACCCGTAATAAATAAGATTAAGTAATACCAAAGTTTCTAATGGTTTTATATATTATAAAATTATTTTAAAAACTAATATATATTTGAAAATAACATATTCAACAAGGCATTAACATATACTTCTAATTCAGTCGTACCAACTAATACAAGAATTAAGTTGCTAATATCTCAATAATTATGCAGTAACAGAACATATTCCAATCAACAAGGTTCCTTCTTCAACGAATCCTCTTTTGCCTAAGCTACTCGAGTTTGTGTAATCCTCCAAAGGCATAAAATCGGGGTTAAACCTCCCTACATACCGTAAATATCTTTTAAATGATTATTCTACGGGTTGATAATTTGCTAAATTAATTGCTGCATTTAAATCCCTATCAATTACAGTACCACATTCAGGACAAATATAAGTTCTGTCACTTAGTTTTAAGTCTTTATTAATATGACCACAATTAGAACAAGTTTTACTGCTTGGATACCATCTATCTGCTTTTACTAACTCAATACCTTTATATTTACATTTATAATCAAGCTGTCTAGTTATCTCATATAATCCTTGCTTTCCAATAGCATCTGATAGATGTTTATTTTTCATCATGCCTTTAATATTTAAATCTTCTATCACAATTTTAGCTGGATTCATATTAACTATATCAGCAGTTATATTATGATTATAATTATTTCTGATATTAGCAAGTCTTTTATGTAGTTTATTAATTTCCTTTTCAAGTTTCACTATATTATTTGTTTTATTGTATATTTTGCCTTGTCTATTTTGTTCGTATTTTCTGCTTACCTGTCTTTGTAGTTTTTTCAATCTTTTTTCTATTCTTTTTACATGTGCAGTTTTATTAATATTTTTATATTTCTTACCTGTGCTAAGTATTGCAGTATCTTTCAACCCTAAATCAATTCCTATTGTTCCATTAAGTTCTGAACTAGTGTAATCTTCTTCATCTACTCCAACTGATATATACCAATTAAGTCCGTCAAAAGTAACTCTAGGATTACTATATTTTTTCACAATAGGTACATAGTTTTTCCTACTTAGTTTCACTATCCCAATTTTCGGCAATTTAACTTGATTTTCGTTAAATCTAATTGCTTGATAATTAGGCATGAATGAAGGTGTTGAGTGTTTTTTGCTTTTAAATTTTGGATAACCTATTTTCTGACCTTTTTTACAACCTCGAAAAAAGTTTTTGAATGATGTACAGGCATCTGTATATGCTCCAACAAGTGCTATACTATCAACTTCCTTTAGCCAACTATACTCATCTTGTTTTTTTAGTGCAGTTAAATGTTTACTCATACCCATAGCACTTACAAATTTTTCCCCTTGTTCTCGTCTTTCCTTTTGGAAAGCTAAGCACCAGTTGTATACGAATCTAGTACACCCAGCAGTCCTGAACATCAATTCCATTTGTTCTTTTGTAGGTTCTAGTCTTACTTTA